TTGATTCAGCATCTGCTGAAAAGCGCGATCTATCCGCAGAAGAAAACGTAACATATGGGCGCATCATGGAAGACCTTGATGCACGCGCCGCAACTATCGAAACTATGAACGCTCAGGCAGTACGCGAAAACCGCGCTGCTGAAGCCATGAAGGGTTTTGAAACTCAGGTTCAATCCATTGCATCTGTTCCAGTCATCAATGATGCTGATCTAATCCGCTCACTTGCTCGTGGTGAAATTCGTTCCACCACGTTTGAAAAGCGTGACGTTCTAACGTCTTCGACTGGCGCACCAGTTCCGACTTCATTTTACAATCAAGTCATTGAACTAGCACGCCACATTGGCCCGATGCTTGCAACATCTACAGTTCTTAATACCGCAGGTGGAGAGAACTTACAGATTCCAAGCCAAGCTACCTTCTCAACTGGAACTGTTACAACTCAAGGTAATGCCATTGGTGAAAGCGATGCGACATTCAACGCATTCAAAACACTTGGTGCATTCAAGTATTCATTCCTAACGCAGATCAGCCGTGAAATGGTTGAAGATGCTGGCGTGGACATTCTTGGATTCCTTGCAACGCAAACAGGTAGCGCGCTTGGTTATGACGTAAACGGTGCGCTAACAACTGGCACTGGTACAACTCAGCCAACAGGCATTGTTTCTGCCGCTGGTTCAGGCGTTACTGGTTCAACTGCTGTATCTGGTGCATTTACTGGGGACAACTTAATTGATTTGGTTTACAGTGTTGATACCGCAGGTCGTGTACTTGCTGGTGCTGGCTTCCAAATGAACAACCGTGCAATCGCCGCTGTTCGTAAGCTAAAAGGATCTGATGGAAATTACTTGTTCCAGCCGGGTCTTAATGGTTCAACACCAGATTCGCTATTGGGTTACTCAATTTATGAAAACCCTGCAATGGCAGATCCAGCAACAAGTGCAAAGTCGGTTATCTTTGGTAACCTTCCAAGTTACTTTGTCCGTCAAGCCGGCGGACTTCGCTTAGACCGTTCCGACGAATACGCGTTCCAGTCTGATTTAATTTCCTTCCGCGCAACAATGCGTGTTGATGGAAATCTAATCCAGCCCGGCAATGTTAAGTATTTCATTGGTGGCGCATCCTAATTTAGGATAACTAAAACGTGTGACCCCATCTTGAGCGCAGGCTTGGTGGGGTCGCGCTTTTGTTTGGGGTAGTTATTGGTTAGAGTTTGCCTATGACTAAACCCTTATGTATTGGTTGGAACTCAAACGCACCGTGGGCGGCTACGGGTTACGGCACACAAACGGCACAAGTAACTAGCCGAATGAAAACACAAGGTCACGATGTTGCAATATTCAGCAACTACGGATTAGAAGGTAGCAACACCGACTGGAACGGGATACAGGTTTACCAGCGTGGGGCAGACCTTTATTCAAACGATGTAGTCCCTGCGCATATGTTTGACTGGCATACACGCCACCCAAAGCAACCGCATATTCTTTTTACGCTGTATGACGTTTGGGTGTTTAAGGGTGATAAATGGAATGACTGGAATGTAGCTAGTTGGACACCTGTTGATCATCTACCCGTGCCACCTGAAGTATTAAAGTGGTTATCTAAGCCGTCAGTTACACCAATTGCGATGAGCCAGTACGGGCAGGAAATGATTGAATCCGCTGGGATTGAATCGCTATACGTTCCGCACGCAATTGAATCCGTATTCAAACCAATGAAACGCCACAAGGGAACAACTGGCAGGGAATACATAGGCATTAGCGAAGATAAGTTTGTAGTTGGAATGAACGCCGCCAACAAAGGTGTTAGTCCTAATCGCAAGGCATTCGGTGAAAACATTCTGGCGTTCTCGATGTTTGCGCAACACCATGATGACGTGGTGCTTTATCTGCACACCGATTTAATCGGGGCACTAGGTGGAATCAAGTTAGACCAACTACTTAGGTCATGCGGTGTACCTGAACACAAATATAAGTTTGTTGATCCTTACACTTATCGCACAGGGATTGCGCAGGAAACCTTAGCCACGATTTATACCGCAATGGATGTATTGCTTGCAACGTCATACGGTGAGGGTTTCGGTATCCCAACGATAGAAGCGCAAGCGTGCGGCACTCCTGTAATCATTTCAGAGTTCGCGGCATCAACTGAACTACTTGGTGACGGTTGGCTTATTGGTGGGCAGCCCTTATGGGATGCACCGCAAACATCTTGGTTTCATATGCCTAGCGTGCCGGGCATTGTTGATGCGCTTGAGCAGGCGTACAACAGGGGCAGGGGCAGGTCTAAGATTGCGCAGGATTTCGCTAAGGCGTATCAGGCAGACACGGTTTTTGAAAGCTACTGGAAACCAACCCTTGAAGTATTAGCCACAAAAGGCATAGAGGAAGTTAAAGTATGAATATAGGTTGGTACACCCATCATGCACCTAAAGTGGCTGACGTTGCTTCTATGCCCTCGCAAATGGCATCTGGTGGTTTATTCTCGGGTGAGTTTGCAGGTGGTGCTGAAATGAGTGATCACGAATACCGTCAGCAAGCACCGCTAGGTTTTGATATACAAATAGTAACGCCCGACACATTCGATACACACGACATACACCAATTCGATTCCGTGATTATCACAGGCACGGATCTATTCACAGATGACCAACTTAACGAACTAAGCAAGTATGAGCCTTTTGTTTTTGTGCATCATTTACAGACACCACGCGCAGGGGTCGCCAACCTAATTAACGGCTCAAGGCTATTCGTGACGCACACACCTGCACACATGAAGCGCGAACTAGCATGGACTAATCCAGAGAATACTGCGCAGGTTTTAAGCTACTTCGACACTTCCAAAATAACTAACCACATGGACAAAGCACCTATTGCATTATGGGCTGGTCGCAATCATCCGCTTAAAGGAAAACTCAAGGCTCACGCGTGGGCTGCTAACGCAGGTTACGAATTCAAAGCCTTAACGGATGTTTCACGTGAAACCGTCTTAGATGCGATGGCGCGGAGTGAATGGTTTGTGCATCTGCCGTTAGCGTTTGAAAGTGAGTGCCGTGCAGTTATGGAAGCCGTGTTATCAGGTTGCAGAATCCATACAAACGATCTAGTCGGAATTACGTCAATCGAGGATTGGGATGATGCGGACTATCTTAGGAATCTAATTGATAAGGCGGCTGATACGTTTTGGAATCTCGTCCAACGTTAGGCGTTGTTAGCATCTGTCACGGTTACCCTGAAAAGATTGACGGTTGGCTTGAATCCGTTCGCGCATTAAATAGGAAACCAGATCAGATTGTTTTGGTCTTAGCGCAATCAATAGAAACTTCGCATCTTGATCTAACTGGCGTAAAGGTAGTCAAGTGGGCTGGTGAGTTTGAGTTTAGCAACATGATGAACCTAGCCTTTGAAAACTGCTCAACAGACTGGGTTAGTTGGGTTGGCGTTGATGATAGCTACCGCCCACACGCATTAGATAAAATTAATGACTGCAAGGCGGACGTTCTTGCGCTTGGCTTTGCGTACGACACGGGGCAAATCTGGACACCTGCAAATGTAAACGCTGAACAGATTCTTTCATTGAACGCCAATATGATTCCTTGCGGCTCACCTGTGCGTAAATGGTTATGGGAAAGCCAACCTTTTGAACAGCGCATTGCGCCGTTTGATGACTGGTGCTTTTGGATTGGTACGGCGTTATCAGGTGCGCACTATGACTGCACACTAAACATAGATGTTGATTACGAATACGCAGGGCATTGGAAACCAAGCGATTCTGAAGCAAGGGCAACCGTAACTCAATACTTGCTAGATAAACAAAAATAAGCGGTGCGCCAATCTTCCCCTACTGGCGCACCACTCAAAAGACAATTTACACATAAGTTATGCCTTATGCAAATAATGAGCCTAACGCATAACGGGTACAATGGTAGAAGTCTTAGGAGTTTATTTTGGCGATATCAAACGGCTACGCAACATTGGTTCAGGTTAAAGCGGCATTACGCATTAGCGACACGGTTGATGACACCTTACTTGAAATGGCAGTTGAGTCTGCTAGTCGCGCTATTGACGGTTATGCAAGTCGGTCATTTTATTCAAGTGGTACTGCAACGCGTTACTATGCGGCGCAAGATTCTTACATCACACAAATTGATGACATTAGTTCGACTGCCCTAACGCTCGCAACTTCATCTGCCGGCAACAATGTATTTGATACAACTTGGGCAGTAACTGACTATCAGTTAGAACCGCTTAACGGCAACGTGGACGGGCTTGCCGTGCCGTACACACGGATACGCGCCGTACAGAATTACTTGTTCCCCCTATTGGCTGAACAATCATTGGTAAAGCTAACCGCCGTATTTGGTTGGTCTGCCGTACCGATTGCGATAACTCAAGCGTGCATCATTCAGTCAAGCCGTTTGTTTAAGCGTTTAGATTCACCGCTAGGCATTGCAGGCTTTGGGGACATGGGCGCAATGAGAGTTAGCCGATACCTTGATCCAGACGTTGAGCAATTGGTATCGCCATATCGCATTGTTAGAAACTTTGTCTAATGGCTTTGATATCTGAACTACGAACTGGGATCAAGAATAATCTAGCTACAATTTCAGGGTTGCGGACATCATCCACAATTCCAGATAACCCAAACCCACCGATTGCGATAATACTTCCGCAAGGCGTGGAGTATGACAATTCATTTGGACGCGGAATGAACACTTACACGTTTGCAGTAACAGTCATTCTTGGTCGCGTTTCAGAACGTACCGCACAGAACTCACTTGATGCTTACGTTTCATCAACAGGAAGTTCTTCAATAAAACTTGCGATAGAATCGGATAAGACACTTGGTGGAAAAGCCTTTGACCTAAGAGTGACTGACAGCCGAAACTATGGAGAGATCTCAATAGGTGAGGTAACATATTTATCAGCAGAGTTTAATATCCTCTGTTACGCAGACTAGGAGCAATAACAGATGGCTAAATTCGCCGCAGTAGATTACAAAATCACGATCAATGGTACTAACTTTTCAACAAACTTAAACAGCGCAGAGCTTTCTTTGGAAGCCGATGACAACGAGACTACTGCCTTTGGTGGAACTTTCCGCGAACGTATCGGTGGGCTAAAGACTGGTTCACTATCGCTACAATTCATGCAAGACTTTGGCGCAGGTTCAGTTGATGCTGTTCTGTTCCCACTGCTTAACACAGTCGCTACCGTTGTTATCGTTCCAACGTCAGCAACTGTATCGGCAACTAATCCTAGTTACACGGCAACTTGCTTAGTCACTAGTTACAGTCCATTCAACTCAAGCGTTGGCGACATTGCTACTCTGTCCGTAACTTGGCCAACAACTGGCACTGTCACACGGGGTACTTCCTAAGCCATGAAGATCAACCTGCGCGTTACTTTTGAAGATAAATCGGTTGAGGAAGTTTCAGCTACGGCACGCGACCTAGTCGCCTTTGAGGAAAAGTTCACAAAGAGCATCGCTGCGCTTGAGTCAGACTTCCGCATTACAGATTTACTTTGGATTGCATGGCATCGACTAAATCGCACTAACGTAACAAAATTAGATTTTGATGACTGGTGCGACACAGTAGATACGATTGAATCAGGTGACGAAAACCCAAAATAATCGGGCTGGGAGATAGTAGCCAGCATTGGTTTATCGCTTACCTTGCAGTTGAAACTGGCATTGCTCCGTCAGTTTTAATGGAAGAAAGCGAGCGGATGTTATTCACGATGGGTATGTACCTGCGGTGGAAAAATAGTCAGGGGATGTAGTGGAAAAAATTAAGGTCTACGGCATACCTGAAGTAATAAGAGAATTACAAATGTTCGATAAGGCTCATGTGCTTGAGATTAGAAAAGGTCTCCGCGTTGCCGTTGAGCCGATGAGATCCACAATCCAATCTTATATTCCAGATTCTCCGCCACTTATGGGGAAGCACTTCACGCGTGGCGGTGGTATGAGCCACACCGGTCGAACTGGATGGAATAAGGCTGGCGTTAAAGTATCCATAAAAACTTCATTTACAAAGCGCGCTCAACGTAATGAGTCCTCGCTAGTTTCAATTGTTGTTGGTGGAAGAAAAGGTCAGCGCGGTGGCGCAGCGTTAGCTATTGCCGATATGGCTGGCAGGCGTGGCAAAGTTAAAACTGGTGGACGCACTAAAGACTATCCGTACAAAGGCGGAACACGTTCTCATGCTTTGCGTGGTCAAGGTCGAGGAATGATCGAGAATCTGCAAGGCAGCCCGTCTAGATACGTCTGGCGTGGTGCAATGGTTCACATGATTACAGTTCAAAGATCTGTCATGAATTCTCTTGATAAAATAATGAAAGACGTTAATCAGAATTTGCAGGTGAAGTAATGGCAATTATTGTCCCGATTGTCTCGGCGTGGAATCCTGCCGGACTAAATAAGGCTATCGCTGATATCAAGCGTGCTGAAGGTGGACTAAATAAATTCTCTGCTGGCATGCAGGGCATTGGCAAGCAAATGCAAAACGTTGGCATGTCGTTATCAACAAAAATAACTTTGCCATTAACAATTTTGGGCGCGGTGTCGATTAGAACTGCTGCTGATTTCCAAGTAGCAATGGCGCAAGTAAGCGTCGCCACTGACACACCTGTTGCAGGATTAAAGAACTTGTCAGACCTTGCAAAAAAACTTGGCGCAGACACAATCTTTAGTGCCAATGAAGCCGCACAGGCGATGCTTGAGTTAGCTAAGGCTGGCATCAACCCTGCGGAAATTCAAGCTGGTGCATTAAAGAACACTCTTGATCTAGCAGCCGCGTCTGGCATGGGTCTTGCAGAGTCCGCTATTGTCATGTCTGCCGGCATGAACACATTCAAGGTCGATGCAAAAGATTCAGTCAAGATTGTAGATGCACTTGCTGGTGCTGCCAATGCTTCCGCTGCTGATGTTGTTGATATCGCACAGGCTTTGTCACAAGTTGGACAGCAAGCGGTGGCTTCTGGTTTAAGTATTCAAGAAACTACTGCTGCACTTGCAGCGTTTTCTGATTCAGGTATTCGCGGTTCTGACGCTGGTACTTCATTCAAAACTTTCTTGCAAAAATTAGTTCCAATAACTGGCAGGGCGGCTAATGAGGTTAAG